ATGTCTAAAGTCGAATATTTAATATTTTCGATGGCTCAAATTGAGGGGTCGAAAATAAAAACAGGAGGTAGTAGTATGTTGAAAATTTTACAAGAGAAAAATGTAAAAGTAATGTGGTCCAAAAATGGAGAAGAAGTTTGGTTTAATGCAAATGACGTAGGAGAGGAACTAGGCATAGTAAATATTCGTGATACATTAAGAAATATAGATAGAGAATATAAAAAGAAATTTAATGAGTCTACTGTCGGAGATTCCTACACTAGAAACTTTAAAGATAAATTGCCTAACTTCGGTACTACTTTTGTTACAGAAGAAGCTGTGTACAATATGTCATTTAGAAGTAATAAACCAGAAGCAAAGTTATTTACAAAATGGGTTACAAAAACACTTAAACAAATTAGAATACATGGTTATTATATTGCTACAGAAAAAGACCAGGAATGGCTGGATATAAGGACAGAAGGCAAAAAAGTAAGAAAAGATTTTACAGATGAAATACAAGAGTTTGTATATTATGCTACTAGTCAAGGTAGCAATAAACCTCAGATGTATTATAAACATTTTACTGAACTTGTAAGAAAAAAATTAGGTATTCCAAAAGGTGTGAAAAGAGATGAGTTAAATCAAAGCGAACTATTTGATATACAAGCACTTGAAAGAATTATATCTATGAAATTACCTAAGTTAATAGATAAAGATATGAATTATAAAGAGGTATATAAAAAGATTAAGGAATTAATAGAAATGATTTAAGGGACTGTCTTGATGGAGGGTCTTTTTTAATTCCCAAAACGACAAACAAACGAGGTGGTGATGTGCAAGATGTCAAAGAAAAGGTAAAACAAGATTACATAAAAGGTATGAAACAAAAGGAAATATCAGCAAAGTATGACATTAGTTTAAACACTTTAAAGTCATGGATAAAAAGATACAATTGGGCTAGTGAGAAAAAGAAGGGTGCACCTAAAAATAAAAGAGGTGCACCCATAGGTAATAAAAATGCCACTGGTCCTCCTGGAAATAAAAATGCTGAAAAGTTTGGTTTCTTCTCAAAATATCTACCTGAAGAAACTAGGGAATTAATACAAGAAATATCTATAAAAGATAAATTTGATATTCTTTGGGAACAGATAACAATTCAATATGCAGCAATAATAAGAGCACAAAAGATAATGTATGTTAAAGACAAGGAAGAAATGATTAAGGAGTTAAAGAAACATGAAAGCACAGAAAATGGTGAGAAGATAGAGTATGAATTTCAATTTGCATGGGATAGGCAAGCATCTTTTCTTAATGCACAGAGTAGGGCTATGAGTGAGTTAAGGAGTTTAATTAAACAGTATGATGAAATGATTCATAAGGATTGGAATTTAGCTACAGAGGAGCAGAAAAATAGAGTTGAAAAGTTAAAATGTGAAGTTGATAACCTAAAGAAAAGTGATACTGGAGATGATTCAAAAATTTGGGTTGAAGCTATACAAAATATTGCAATGAAACGTGGTGTTAACAATGGATAAAGCTTTATTGACACTATTAGATTGTTATTGGGATAATCCTGTTTGGTTTGCAGAGGATATGTTAAATTTTAAAGCTGACAAGTGGCAATCTGATGTTCTGATGGCTTTAGCTCAAACCCCAAAAGTATCTATTAGAAGTGGTCAAGGAGTAGGTAAAACTGGATTAGAAAGCATTGCAACTGTATGGTATTTAAGCACTAGACCTTTTCCGAAAGTAGTTGCTACAGCTCCAACACGACAACAATTATATGACGTACTATGGGCTGAAATAGCTAAATGGCTAAGTAATAGCAAGGTTGAGAAGCTACTTGAGTGGACTAAAACAAAAGTGTATATGAAAGGCTTTGAAGAAAGATGGTGGGCTACAGCTAGAACAGCAGTAAAGCCCGAGAATATGCAAGGTTTTCATGAAGATTATATGTTATTTGTTGTTGATGAAGCTTCGGGAGTTGCTGACCCCATTATGGAAGCTATATTGGGAACATTATCAGGTGCAGAAAATAAGCTTCTTTTATGCGGAAACCCAACTAGAACGAGTGGAACGTTTTACGATAGCCATAATAGAGACAGAGATTTATATAAAACATTTAAAGTATCTTCTTTAGATAGCCCTAGAACATCAAAAGATAATATTGAAATGCTAAAAAGAAAGTACCATGAAGGTTCTGACCCTTGGCGTGTTAGAGTTCTTGGAGAATTTCCAAAAGGTGAAAGTGATTCTTTAATATCTTTAGAAGCTGTTGAAACAAGCACAATAAGAGAAGTGAATATATCTAATGACTATATATTAAATATAGGTGCAGATATAGCAAGATATGGTGACGATGAAACTATAATAGCTCCACGAATAGGTGGAAAAGTGTTTGATTTATTAACTTATTCTAAAAAAGACACAATGGAAACTGTAGGAAATATATTAAGAGCAGTTGATAAATTTAAAAGCATGTATCATCAAATCAACAGAGTAAAAATAAAAACGGATGATGATGGTTTGGGTGCAGGTGTTACAGACAGATTAAAAGAGGTTATAAGACAAGAAAGACTCAAATATGAAATTGTACCTATTCAAAATGGTTCTAGTGCTATAGAAAAAGATAAATACTATAATAAAGCTTCTGAAATGTGGGATAACATGAGGGAGGAATTAGATGCAAATTTAAGTGGCTTCATACAAAATAAAGAAGCTATAATACAGCTTCCTAATGATGATAAACTTATTAAGCAACTATCAAATAGAAAATATACAGTAGATTCAAAAGGGAAAATACAAATAGAAAGTAAAAAGGAAATGAAAAAAAGAATTGGAGAATCACCCGATAGAGCTGATGCAGTAATATATTCGTTTGCAGAAAATAACAATACTGATTTATCTTTACTGAAAGGGGGTAGTGTATGGGGATAATATCTTATGTAAAAAAGCTATTTAAAAGACCTACTGGAGAAATTATGCGTATGTCTAGTGGAAATATAGGCGTATATAAATTAGATGATTCTAGAGTTGATTATGAGTTAGCAAGAGAATTGTATCAAAACAAAAATGCTAATTATAAATTAGGTTCTAGTTTTGTTAGACCAATTGTCAATTCAACAACTGGTTTTATGGGTGTACCTCATTTTCAAATAGAAGATGAAGAAGCTCAATATATATTAGATGAATTTGTTTTAGATAACACATCTAAAATGTTAAAAACACACACAGATAGTTTAAAGCAAGGTGATTGTTATATTTGGATAACTAGAGAAGAAAGAGAAAATCCTTTATATCCTGATAAAAAAGTTAGATTAATATATAACTTCATATCACCCGAAGAAGTGAAAGAAATAATATTAGACCCTACGACAAAAGAGCCTATAGCTTATATATTAGAAAGCCAAAATGAATGGACTGACTTAGAAGAAAATAAGAGAAGGGCTAAGGTAAAACAAATAATAACTGCTGAAAGTAGAATTATTGAGGTTGAAGGGGATAAGATAGAAGGTTTAGAAGAAGGGGAAACTCCTAATGTATGGGGCTTTATACCAATAATACATTTTAAAAATGAAGCTGATGAAACATTGAAATATGGTCAAAGTGATATAGAACCAATAGAACCTCTTTTAAAAGCTTATCATGATGTTATGTTACATGCGTTAAAAGGTAGCAAAATGCACTCTACTCCAAAACTAAAGCTGAAATTAACTGATGTTGCAAGTTTCTTAGCACACAACTTTGGTGTTGAAGACCCAGTTAAATTTGCAAAAGAGGGTGGAAAGATAAATCTTGATGGACATGAAATACTATTCTTAAATAAAGATGAAGAAGCTGAGTTTGTAGAAGTAAAATCAGCTATAGGTGATGCTAAGGAGCTTTTAAAGCTTCTTTTTTATTGCATAGTAGATGTATCTGAAACACCCGAGTTTATATTTGGAGTACATACACCTAGTGCTTTAGCTTCTGTAAAAGAACAAATGCCTATTATGGTAAATAAGATAAGAAGAAAAAGAGAACAATTTACAAATAGCTGGCAATTACTTGCAAGAATGGTTTTAATAATGAGTTCTAATTCTAGTGGTATGAAATATTCATCTTATGATGTGACTATAGGTTGGGATGAAGTAAATCCGCGTGATGATAAAGAATTAGCTGAAACACTAGAAAAGGTATGTAGTGCATTAGATAAAGCTTTAGAAGGTGGATTTATTAGCGAAGAATCAACAGTAAACTTTTTAGCTCAGTATATAGATACAATGAGCAATTATATAAGTGATGACCCTGAAATAGTTGGAGAAAGAGAAAAGATAATAAAAACTAAAATGTTAAAATACAGATTAGATGATTCTCAAGGTTTAGATGATGAGTCAAATGAAATTGACAAGGAAATAGATAAAATAAAGGATAATAATGACAATGGATAAAAGTACTTTGGAATTAATAACTGTTGCAGGGGAGTACAAGAAATGGGCATTAGAAGCTAGAAAAAAATTTATAGATTTAAGACTCAAGCAAGATGATGAAATAAGAACAATGTATATTAACATAACAAGAAATATTACAAAAGAAATAAGAAAAGGAAATCTTTCAGACTTTAACAAAGTTAGGTTAAAACAGATACTAAAACAATTAACACAAGAAATAAAAATATTAAATGAACAACTAGTATTTAATTTTGATGAATACTTAAATAAAAATGTTGAAACAGCTACTAGTTACTCTAAAAATATTTTAATTAATGCAGTTGAGACAGCTCAAATAACTAAAGTAACTAAAGCTATGATACAAAAAGCTTTCTATGATATTAATATAAGAACTGTAGAAGCTTATTATACAAGGGTTAAGGATGGTTTATTTTTATCTGATAGAATTTGGTCTAAGTGTAAGAAGTACAGAGAAGATATGAAAGTTATATTACAAACAGCAGTAACAGAAGGTCAAGACTGTGTTAAAACAGCTAAGATGCTAGACAAATACGTTTTAAAAGGTAAGAAAACTTTAGTTGACGAATATCCAAATATGATAAAAAGAATAGGAAATAGAGTACCTCAAAATATAAGTTATGAAGCTTTAAGATTGGCAAGAACTGAAATGACATCAGCTTATGGTGATGGGGTCTTAGCTTCTGCAATGATTAACCCTGCAACCATAGGTATTCAGTTTATGTTGTCCATGGCACATCCTCATACAGATATATGCGACGAAATATGTGGAGAGGATAATTTTGGTTTGGGTAAAGGTGTTTATCCTATAAATGAAGCTCCTGCATATCCATTCCACCCTCATTGTTTGTGTATTATGCTTACTGTAGTTCAACCATTAGATATATTAGTTGGAAGGTTGAAAAATTGGATTAAAAATCCTATGAATGATACACCTCTTGAAATGTGGTATCAAGAGGTGTATGGAAATTTGAATTTTTAAATTGAAAGGTGGTGATTAAATGAATGTAATAACTGGAGAAATGGACTCAATGAATGCGTTAATATCTAGTATAAAACCTTCTGATATTCCTTTAGCTAAAGATATAGACATAGAAGCTTTAAAATCTATAGATGATGACCCTCTTGAGGTAGTTGTTGAGATACCAGCTACAAAATCTAAAAGGGGATGGAACTATACTGCTAAAAGCTTGAAAGATATTGTAGATTACACTAATGAAAATACTCTTAATGGTTTTTTAGGACATCAAAAAGCTGAAAATATATCAACTGAATTTGCACCACCTGTAACGCATTGGATAGGTGCAGAAATGAAAGGGGATAAAGCTTATTTCAGAGGACTGATTGATGCTGATGCAACAAACTTGAAAAGATGGATTAGAACTAAAAGGATAAAAGAAGTTAGTATATTTGGTTATCCAAAACTTAAAAAGAGTGCTAAAGGCGAAATGAATGTTATAGGATATGAGCCACTATCTATTGATTGGACTCCTCTACATAGACCAGGTATGCCAACAAGTATTGTAGGTATGGAAATGAGTCCTAATGGCGAACAGTTAGATGGAACTTTTGAAGCTTTAAGAATAGATTTAAGAGAAGCTTTAAAAGCTAAGTTTTCTATTAATGATAATAATTCATATCTCTATATACAAAACATAAGATATGATAACAATACTGTCATATATGAGTTGGAGCAAAATGGATTATGCAAGCTTTATAGTATACCATTTACTATAGTTGAAAATAAAATAAATCTAGGTGAAGAAATTGAAGTAATAAAGAAAATAAGCTATGAAGCTAAAGGAGAAATGAAAGGAGAGGAAAACAAATTGGAAGGAAAAGAGTTAATAAAAAATGTCAAAGGATTACTGCAAACTGGTGAAATATCATATTCAGAGGTCATACAAGGAATAGGCTTAACTAAGGAAATTGTGACAGGAGAGATGGAAGATGTAAAAAGTTCATTAAAAGCAGAAAAAGAATTAAGAGAAGTGAAAAAAGTACTTGGAATAGTAGGAGAGATGGACACAGTTGAAGTGGCAAAAAAGGCTTCAAAAGCTTTAGAAAATGAGAAAAAGGAAGCTTGGAACTGTATAGTTAATAAAGTAATTAAAGATAAAGTGTCAGGTGAAATAGCTCAAACATTAGTTAAGAAAATGTTAAATGTTGAGGAAGGCTCAAGTGAAGAAGTAATAACAGGAGAAATAGAAAATATATTAAATGATGAGTTTGTAAAAAATACAATGTCTAATATGTATAAAGATAATCCAACAACAACAGGATTATTAAACTCTAGCAATAATGGAAGTTTAACAACTAAGAAAAATAGAATATAAAGGAGTGATGTTTATATGGCATTTAAAGGTCAACCAACGCCAAGCACAATAACACAGATAACAAGAGCAAAAATAAGTGATGGGAAATCTGTAAGAGTTATTCTTTCAGAAGGTGAAAGCACTAAAACACAACAATTTTATCTTATAAATGGATTCTTTGGAGTCGCTATGCAAGACGGAGAAAAAGGCGATGAAGTTACTTTGCAAATAGAGCAAGCTGAATACGAAACGGATAATATTGTTACATCAGAAGCTTTTGAGGCAGGGAAATTGATTTATTGGGATAATACAGCTAAGAAATTTACTACTACATCTGCAAGTAATAGGCTAGTTGGTAGAGTAACAGATGGGAAAGACAGTAATAATGTAATTTGGTTTATATTATTACCTCAACAATAGAAAAGGAGTGATAAATATATGGCATTTAAAGTAATTAGTCAGGAAAATTTGCTGGAACAAAAAAGAAAAGAAACTTTACAAGAAGATATACCATTTATAGTAAATGGTGAAATGGAATATGTAACAAAGAAAATATCAAATGGAGAAATGGAAACCTTGGAGTTAAATAAGCCACTTGGTGAAATGATGACTTTTAGCTCGACTTCAAATTTAAAAGAGTTATTAAGAAAAGTTGTATTAGATGTTGAACTAGGCAGAGAGCAAGTACAACTATTATATAAACCAATCTATGACAGTATAGCAGATTCTAATTTACCACAAGTTATGGATGCTAAGTGGGCTTTACAAGGTAACTGTGTATTCCTAGAGCATATAGAAGGTGAAGAAATTAAATTCGGTACAATAAATGCAGAAAATGGTCCAGTTGCAAGGATACAAACTTATGCAACTGGTTTTGAGTATACAAAAGAAATGAAGGATTTTAACCAAACATTTAGTGTTGAAATATTAAATAAATCAATTGGTGAGAGTTACAATGCCTTGTTAAACCACATACATCTAAGCCCAATAATAAATTTTAATTATAAAGCTTCTAATAAGACAGCTTTTAAAGGTGAAACTAATGACCCAATATGGCTAGGAATTTGGAGAACATTAACACAAGCACAAAAAGATACAGTTATAGCAAAAAGACAAGGTAATATATTAATGGCTTCTAGTGCTGACCAAATTGAAATAGAAATGGCGTTAAATGGAGGACATTTATTAAACGGAAGCATGTATCCATCTATAAAAAATATATCAACAGTAATTTATTATGATGGGTGGGAGGTTACTGTTGGTAAAAAAACATATTCTTACAAAGGTGTTACACCAGGCAAAGGATATTTGATAAGACCTAAGCGAGGATTTAAAGAGTTAATAAAGAGAGATTTAACAACAGAGGTTGGAAATGCTGATTTAAGTAAGTTAGTAGAAAATCAAATTGTAGGTCATTGTTATAGAGGTGCTTTTGCAGCAGTAGAAGAAAATGTACAAGAAATAAGTTTTAGATAAAACACTCATAAGAGTGTTATTTTTATGAGGTGATAATATATGACACCAACTAGTAATTTAATAGAAAAATTAAGACTATTATTAAATGATAAAGATAAAAAATCATTTACAGATGAAGAATTAAACTTGTTTTTAGAAGAAGCAGACTGTATTTACTGTGCAGCTTCTCAAGGATGGGTATTAAAATCTTTACAATATGAAAATACAGTAGGGGAAATGTATGAGTATAAAGTGGGTCAAGAAACATATAAAAGCTCTAGTATAAAGGACCTAGTATCTGTAGCTTATCAAAATGCAGATAAATTTAAGGATATGTGTACTAACAAAAAAGAAAAGGGAAGTTTTATGTTAGGAATTAGCACAGAATTTGAAATATGATAAATATTGATAGAAGAAGAAAAGATATAATAAGAACTATTAATATAAACCCCACTAATATTACTATAACTAGTATTAAAAAAACCGAAATAGATGGAGCTTTTGAAGAAACTGAAACAGAAATAAAATGTGTTGTTAGAATATTTAACGAAAAGACAGCAGAGAAGCAAATATCAAGTGAAAAGCAAGGTACATTTAGTTCTATTAGAACATATGGAATGTTAGTAAGTGATGATGTTGTCTTAGATGTTAACAGTAGAGATTCTTTGGAGTTTGAGTGCATATATGGGAGAATGAAAATAGTTAATGTATATCCTCAAATTGTAAAAGGAGAACTTTGTGGGTATCAATGTTCACTTGAAAGGATTGATTAAAATGAGTGCTTTCACAAATGCAATAAATGATATAAATAGAAAAAAAGCAGGTATGTTTGTACTTTGTATGAGTGCAAGTGCAATGCTAGAAGGTGAAGCTAAAGCAAATGCACGTTGGACAGATAGAACATCACATGCAAGACAAAGTTTAAATGCTAAAACACTTAGTGGAGGAAATAATTTTATCATTAGATTATCTCATGGTGCAGAATATGGAGGGATACTTGAAGAAGGCTCAAAACCACATGTTATTACTCCAAAATCAGCTCAAGCCCTATACTGGAGAGGTGCTTCACATCCTGTAAAATCAGTTCAACATCCTGGTACAAAAGCAATGCCTATTATAAAACCAACTATTGATAAAAATATAGGCAAAATAGGTAATATGATTTTTAGATATTGGAGTGATTAAATGAGGGCAGGAATAAGAAAAGCTTTAATAGATAATATAAAAGAATTGAAAGGTTGTTATGAACCTAATGTACCAAACAAAGATACTAAAAAGCCTTATATGGTAGTTGTACAAGGGCAAGACAATGACAATGGAGAAACGATAGGTTTTGAAAGAAGTATAGAAGTATGGATTTATGAAGGTAGAACTACATTTAAGAAGTTAGATAAATTAACTAAACAAGTTATTGAAATCTTAGACATGAATACTATAGTTGATGAATCTGAAAATGAAGCTTTTACTTGCATTTATAAAGGTACAAGTGAAAATGATATTGTTGTTGAGGAATGGGATGCTATAGCAAGAGGTATAAGGTTTAGTGTAATAGCTTTAGAAGATAAAGAAGATACAACTAATGATAGGTGGGTAGAAGCTCTATCTAGGCACACAAAGGATTTATTAGAAATAGAGAGTTATAAAGATAATTGGAAGAAAAACTTTATAGCTCCATGTGCATTATGGCGAACTACACATATTGAAAATAAAAGAATTAACTATCATTTAATTGAGATTACTAAAACTATGAAATGTCATGTTGTAAGTAAAAATAAAGATGAAATAGTTAAGCTTCTTGAAACATTAGAAACAAGCTTAATAATAGATAAAAGAGTAAGACTTAGAGAAGATAAGAATATGTATTTAACTCTTGTTAGCGTAGTTGAGGATAGGGAATCAGATATGTTTACAACTGGACAATTAACAGCTGTGTTTAAAATGATAGGAAAGATAAAAAGAGAAGGTCCTACTATGGACAAAATTTATGGTAATGGAAATTTAAGATAGGAGGTGTAAGGGTTGGCTGAAACAAATAATAAAAAGATTAATGTGAGTAAGCAGGAAGAAAAATATTTAAAAAGTGATTTTATAGAAAATAGCGAAGCACTTGGCTACAAGAAAGAAGTAGTTGCAGGTGCTTTATTTAATTGTAAGAAAGAAGAACTTACAAAGTCAGAGTTTGAGAAAGCAATAAAAGAGTTTTTAGAAAGAGAGGTGAAGTAAAATGGCAACTGGTACATGGAATGAAAAAGAAAAAAAGGAGATACCTGGTTTTTACAATCGCTTTAAAACACAAGCAGAAAAGTCTACAAACACAGGATTAAAGGGTAGATTAGCAATGCCTATTAGGGCTAATTGGGGAGAAGTTGGCAAGGTTGTAACAATAAAAAATGATTTGAGACAACTTAAAACTCTATTTGGTGATGATATGAATTATTCAGCTTTCAAGCTAGGAAAACTAGCTTTACTAGGTAATGTAAAGGAATTACTTTTATATAGGCTCGTAGATGGGAACCAAAAAAAAGGTACATTAACACTAAAAGATACTACAGAGAATAGTGCAAAAGATGTAATTAAGCTAGAAACTAAGTATCCAACTAGCAGAAATTTTAATGTAACAATAAAATCTAATCTAGTAGATGCAGATAAAAAAGACTTTATATTCTTTGAAGGAACTAAACAATTATTTAGTTCAAGTGTCAAAGGGACTATAGATGAAATAGTACTAGAAATAAACTCAAATTTAGATAATGAGTATGTAATTGCAACTAAAGTAGCTGATAGTGATACAGCACTAGCAAACTTGGTAAATGTAGCACTTGAAGGTGGTAACGATGGTTGCACATCTATTACTAATGAGTCTTATCTAAAAGCACTAGAAGAATTTGAAAGATATAGTTTTGACTCTTTTGTACTTGATGGTGTGGCTGAGGAAGCATTGCAGGAAACTACAAAAGCTTGGGTAGCTAAGAATAAGGAGCTAGGAAAAGATATATTATTATTTCTTGGTGGAAAAGCAGAGGATAATATAAAACAAATTAATGATAAATCAAAAAGTTTTAATGATGAAAATATAGTTAATGTTGGGAGTTCAGCTTATTATGAGGGAATAAAATATACACCTAGTGAAGTAGCTGTTTATATTGCTGCTCTTTCTGTAAGTAAAGGTATAACAGGAAGTATATGTAATGCTAAGACTATATTTGAAGAAGTAGAACCAAGATTAAGCCAAAGTGAAGTAAAAGAGTGTTTGAAATCAGGTACACTAATACTTGATTTTGATGATGGAGACGTAATTATAGTTGATGATGTAAACACATTTAAGAAGTATGTAGATGATAAGAATGAAGCTATAGGATATATCTCTAATATTATGTTTATTAATACTATAAATAAAGATACTTCATTGAAGCGAAAGGAATTTGTAGGTAAGATATTTAATGATTCAACAGGGCAGACAACTGTTATATGTGCATTAAAGAAATATTTTGAAGAATTAATGGGTCAAGGCATTATATCAGAATTTAATGTTGATATAGATACAGAGCTTCAAGCAACTGCTAAAGCAGATGAGTTTTATTGGAAATGGGATGCTGTCAAGGTTGATGTGATGAAGAAAATCTTTGGAACTGGATATTTAGGATAAAGGAGGTTATAAAGTATGGGAAAATATGATGAAAATATTATAGATGCTGCAAATGTTGCAGATGGCTCGAATGCTAAAATAATAGTTGATGGGAAAGAAGAAGGATATGGAACAGAGTTTACAGCTGAGGTTGAAAATGATAAGAAAACCTTTAGAGTGATTGGTTGCAAATGGGAGCTTAACAAGGCATCTACTCAAAAAGGTACTTTTTCTTTAACTGTACTTAAAACAACATCTGAATGGATCGAAAGAGGATTTGATAAATTTGAATTAATATCTGAAATAGAAAATCCTGGATTAGTTGGATATGAAAGAATTAGATATAAAAATTGTATGGTAGATAAAATACAACTAGCAAGTATAAAAGCTGATGAAAATATAGAAATACAAATAGATGGTACTTTTGAGGGTTATGAGCTAGTGGATAAAATAGCATAATAAATAAATTTAAGCTACATGTAATTAATTTTATATGTAGCTTTTCAAATAAAACTATAAAAATGGAGGAAGTTAAAAATGGCAAACTTAGATAAAGAATTTTTAAATGAAGGAATAGAAGAAGAAAGAGAACTTACTAAAGAGGAAATAGCAAAGCAACAAGAAGATAATATAATTATGAAATTGACAGAGGATGCTATATTACCTGAAAAAACTATTTTTGTAAAAAGATTAGATATACCACTTACACTTAGGGCTTTAACAGAAAAAGAGATAAGTGCGTTGCAAAAAAAATATACAAAAGTTACTAAGGTAAGAGGTAGAAGGGAAAGCAAACTAATGGAAGATGAATTTAATATAGCTCTAATAGAAAAAGCTACAATAGTTCCTAATTTTTGCGATGCAAGACTTCTTAATTCTATGAATGTATCTAGTGGTGTTGAATTTATAAGAAGAAAGTTCTTAGCAGGAGAAATCGCATTAATTAGTGATGAGGTACTAGAATTGTCTGGATTTTATGAAGAATTAAGTGATGATGATATAAAAAACTAATAAAGAGAGGTGGGAAGATTACTATTTTATACAACGCATATGTTAAACATAGTATTCTTCCAGAGGACTTTTTAAAAAGAGAGAAAACACCTCAACAGCTTCTTAGAGTTTTTACTCAACATGAAATAGAACAAGAAAATAAAGCTATGAAAAATAAATAAAATTTAAACTAAAAGTGAGGTGAGAGAAATAGCTAAAAAAGAAATGTATCACATTGATGTTGTCATTGATGTTACAGGAGATGAACAAACTAAAAATAAATTAAGTGCTATGGAAAGATACACGAAACAGACAGAAAAGAGAATGAGAGCACTAAATAGGATAAAAGCTAATCCAGTTATACAAGCTCAAGATAAAACATCTAGTGTTGTAAATAGAATTAGCAACAACTTAAAAAGAGTGGGTAGAACTATATCTACAACCATAAACGCAAAAGATAGAGCATCTAGCGTTGTAAATAGAGTTAAAAACAAAGTAAATAGCTTACTTACAAGTCGACAAAGAGAAGTTTTATTAAAGGCTAGAGACAAAGCTAGTCAAGTTGTAGATAAAGTAAAAGCTAAGGTACAAAATTTGACTGCGGCTACAATAATTAGCTTGAATATGAAAGCTGACCCAGCACTAAGAGTTATTTCTCAAACTAGAAGTAAGTTAGGAGAACTCAAAAACAACACAATAATAAATATTAAAGCAAAAGGTGAAGAAGCATTAAATACTATTTCTCGTACTAAGAGTAAATTACAAGAGTTTTCTAATAGGACTTATCAAGCAATTGTAAAATTAAAAGATGAAGCTAGTCCAACTTTGAGTGGGTTAGATGGTAAGATAAGTTCTTTTATAAGTAGTACTATTAGTAAGTTTACACAATTAGCAGTAACAGCCACAGCATTAATTGGTGGTGTTGGAGTAGGAAGTGCTATAAAAGGATTTGCAGACTTTGAACAAGCAATGAAAAACGCACAAGCTGTATCAAGTGCAAATTCAAAGGAAATGGCAGAAATGACTGCAATGGCAAGGGAAATGGGTCGTACAACTAGCTTTACAGCTAAAGATGCAGGGAATGCTATGTATTTTATGGGGATGGCTGGATGGAAAAGCAAAGAAATGATTGCTGGTCTACCTGGTATATTAAATTTGGCAGCAACAGGTCAGACAGATTTAGCACTAACAGCAGATATTGTGACTGATGGTTTAACTGCTTTAGGGCTAACTGCAAAGGATACAGGAATGTTTGTTGATGTTATGGCAGCAACAGTTACAAACTCTAACACAGACATAGAAAGAATGGGTGAAACTTTTAAGTATATGGGAAGTGTTGGAGGAGCATTAGGTGTTTCTATGAAAGATTTGAGTTTAGCAACTGGCTTAATGGCTAGTGCAAGCGTTAAAGGTAGCATGGCAGGTACTGCACTTAGAGGTGGTTTAGTTAGATTAATAAAACCCCCAGCTGAGGCACAGAAAGCTATGAATAAATATGGAATAGAAATAAAGAAAACAAAAGATGGAAATTTAGATTTAGCTAGTACAATCGTTGACCTTAGAGAAAAATTAGGCGGACTTGAAGGAGTACAAAAAAGTGCTGCAATAAGTAGCATATTTGGGCGAACAGCCATGGCCGGTTGGGCGGCTGTAGTAAACGCAAGTGAAAAAGATTTTAAAAAATTAACAACAGCTATAAATGAAAGTGAAGGAGAAGCTAAGAGAATTGCTGATATGAAACTAGATACCCTGTCAGGACAATTTGAAATTTTAAAAAGTGCTATTGATGATGTAAGAATATCAGTAGGTCAAAGACTTGGACCTATGACACGAAGTTTTGTTGAACAGTTAACAAAAGATATGCCTAAAATAGGGGATGCCATCGTTAGTTTTGTAAGTGATTTTATAAATGATTTTGATAAAATTAAAAGTATTATGCAAAATGTCATTTCAGTAATATCTGGAATAGTATCTGCATTTATTGCTTTCAAAGCTTTAAAGTTTATTTCTTTTCTAATTCCTATATTAAGCGATATAGGATTTGCAATAGCTGCTTTTGCAGGTGGTGCGGCAACGCTAGGAGAAGCTTTATTGTTTGCACTAGGTGGACCTGTTGGTGCTGTTATAGCAGGAGTAGTATTACTAGCAACAGCATTTACATTAGCTTATCAAAAATCAGATGCTTTTAGAAAAATTGTCAAAAATGTAGGAAAATCAATTAAAAATTTTTTACAAGAAGCAATAATAGCAATTTCACCTTTTGTAAATGTGTTTGGTAACAAATTAAAAGAATTAGGGAAAGCTGTAATTCCATTGTTAAAAGTATTTGGGGATTTTGCATCAACGCTAATGAGTAAAATCGGACCTATAATTTTGTTTTTATCAAGTAATGTTTTAGCTGGCTTTATATTAACTTTTGTAGCTGCTGTAGAAGCTGTTAAATCTGCTGTAGTCGCGATAACAGGTGTATTGCAAGGTTTAACATCAATTATAAAAGGAGTTTTTGATATTGTTGGAGGAATAATAAGTGGTGATGGGAAACAAATAATAAATGGCTTAAAATCTGTATTTGAAGGAGGAATAAAAATTGTTTCTTCTGTTTGGAAAGGATTAGTAGATATTGTAACTTCTCCTATTCAAGCTGTTGTAGATGTTCTAGACGAAAAATTCGGAAAAAAAGTAGAGGGAATAAAGAAAAAATGGAATGAATTAAAAGACTTCTTAAAAAATCCTACTAAAGCAGCTCCAAAAGTTCAACCTGTCAATTTATCTGGAGAGAAAGCATCAAACGAGTTACAAGCTTCATCAAACGGAGCAAAAGCATATATAAGTTCGTTAGGTCAAAAAATAGGTGAAGGTATTGGAAAAATTAAAGATAAATTTGGAGAACTCAAAATATCTGCAACAGAAGTATTTAATAATATAGTATCTTTCGTAGGAGGCAAAGCAACCGAATTAAAAGATAAACTTTTAGAAGGCATAAAACCTGCTATAGATACATTTAAACAATCATTAAGTAATTTAAAAGAAGTTTTTGGAGATTCTTTAGATAGCATAAAAGAAGCTTTTGGAGGTTTAAAAACTGTATTTGATGAAAATATTAAAACGCCTTTCGAAAATTTAAAACAAAAAGTTTTAGAAACAAAAGAAAGTTTAAAACCAGTTTTTGATAACTTAAAATCTAGCTTTGCAGAACTAGGAAAAGCTCTTGAACCAATAAAAGAAGCATTTAGTGGAATAAAAGATTTCTTTTCAAATTTGTTTAAGCCAATTAAAGATGATGGAGCAACTAAGACAACTAAAACCAATATGGATGAGTTAAAACAATCAACACAACGTGTTGGAACATCTTTCAAAGAGTTAGGAAATGCTTTCAACCAATTAAAAGAAGCAGCAAAACCTTTTATAGACTATTTAAAACAGATAAAAGATTCTTTAACATCTACTCTGGGAGATATAGGGGGAGGATTACTCAAAGGTGTAGCAACTTCTATAGTTTTAGTTATAACTTCTGTTATTAATGCAATTGCATCTATTATAAATGCTGTAGCAGGTGCTATAAAAGGTGTAATTGATATAATAAAAGGAATATTCGAAATCATAGGTGGGATAATTAGTGGTGATGGTGAAAAAATAAAACAAGGATTTTCTGATGTTTTCAAAGGAATTGGGGAAGTAGTCAAATCATTGTGGGAAGGTATAAAAGGAGTTTTAGGAGCACCACTTAAAGCAGTTGTAAATTTTATTGATAATGGATTTTCAGAAAAAGTAGGGCAAGTAAAACAATGGTGGTCTGATTTAAAAACTAATGTAGGCCAAAAAATAAGCGGATTTGTTAGTTTTGTAAGCAATGGTTTTCAACAAAAAGTTCAACAAGTTGGAATGTGGTGGCAAGGACTTAAAGTAAATTTATCTGGCAAAATAAGTGGATTTGTAAGTCTTGTAGAAAACGGATTTAAAAGTAAAGTGGATTCAATTAAATCAGCATGGGATAGTTTAAGAAAAAAATTATCACAAAAAATAACTGGTTTTGTAAGTATAGTAAAAACTGGAATAAGTAATGTATTGGACCGTTTTGCTGATGGTGGAGTTGCAAGTAAACCAAGTATTTGTGGAGAAGCAGGTCCTGAAATGGTTATTCCTCTTTCTAATAGTAAGAGAAGTAGAGCATTAAGTTTATATGAACAAGCAGGACAGATGCTTGGAACTAAAGCAAGCAATAATGTTATTCCAATATCTCAAAAATTAGGAACTAGTTTTAATTCTGCAAGTAGTATCCAAAATAGTAATTCTAGTATTATTAATAATGTTAGACAATTTCCTACCAAACAAGAAGAATTTAATAATACAGAAAATAGAATTTATCAAGAAGCTCAACCACAAAACATAATTTCTAGTGGAAGTAATGCGATTAATGTTGGTGGAATATCTATAAATATTCAAGGTAGCAACAACAAAGAAGAAATGATACAAGAAATATTGTCTCAAGTGGAAAGTGGATTAAGAGAAGCATTAGAAGACATTGGATAATGTCGAATTGTTGTTAAAAAAATCCTCCTTATAGATGTTATAATTTAATTATAAATTACATGAGGGGGATTTGCATATTATGTGGGGAAGATTTAAAAATATGAGTATAATCTTAAAGGTTTTAGTTTTAGTTTGTGCTATAGCAATTTTTCCAATAACTTTATTAGCATTTTCTATAGAATTTGTAGTTAAATCTTTTAAAAGAAACGAAAGGTTTAAAGTTGTTTTTGGCGTATTTTTAGTTTTTATTACATTTTCATTTGTATGTATTTGGTATTTGTTAGAAGATAATATAACAACTAGCAATAGTAGTAATAAAAAACAAGAAGAACATCTAAAAGAAGAGCCAGGTAAAAATCTAGCAACAAGAGAAGCAGAAGAAGAAACAAATAAGAAGAAAGAACAAGAGAAACAGAAAAATGAAGGTACAGAAGCTGAAAAAAAAGAGCGAGATAAAACTGAGAAAAAAGAAAAAGTAGATAAAAAATATCAAGAGAAGAATAAAGAGAAAGCAGAAACGAAAAAGCAAACATTAACTAGTGAAGAATTAAAGAAAAAAGTTGATTCTATAATTCCAGCAGAGTATAAAGGAAATTATTACACAAATGATGTATTAGATACAGATGGTAGCTATGTACTTAGTTTACAAGTTCAAAATGCAAGTTTTGACAATGAAAGCAGTTGTAAGGCATTTACTAAAGACTTAATTAACAAGTTGAAAGAATTTAGAATAGACTCAGCAGAAGTATATTTTGTAGGTTCAAGTGGTCAAACAACATATCAAATTAATATAGATGATTTCTTGAAAGTTCAAGATAATATTAAGAGTGTAGATAATATGGAGTTTTTCTCTTTCAAAGATTTTAAAAATTAGATATATAAGAAAAAGACGTTTATTTATTAGGAATAGATGTCTTTTTTATTGTAAAAAGGAAGTGATAATTTGGTAATAGACATATACCTAAAAAATGAAAAAGAAAAAATAGATTTTCATTTTCCAGTAAATCCATTCGATAGTTTATCTATTAAAAAAGAAAAAAGGTTTGAAACTGTAGATATAGTAAACTTAGGCGAATTTGACATTAAAAAAGAAGGAGAGAAGATAAGAGAAATATCATTTAAAACATTTCTGCCTAACTTATATGACGCTTCTTATTGCAGATACAGTGAGTTAAAAAATCCAATCGAAGTAGTGGCAATGCTTGAAAAGTGGGTAGACCAAGCTGAACCATTACGATTAATAGTAACTGGTTTTGGCTACAATGGATTAGTTACAATATCTAATTTTAGTAATACTCAAACAGCAGGAAGAGAAGAAGACAGAGATATTGAGATAACATTTAGAACTTACAGAGAACTGAAGATAGAGACATTAAAAAAAGATACAAAAAGTAATACTAAAACAGATTTAAAAGATAATAGACCTAATACCCAAACTAAATCTAAAATATATACTGTTAAAGCAAGTGATACATTATATAAGATAGCTAAAAATCTTTTAGGTAAGGGTTCAAGGTGGCCAGAGATTTATAATATACCCGAAAACAAAAAAGTCATTGGTAAAAATCCTAATATAATTAAAAAAGGTCAAAAGTTGGTGATACCTAGTAAATGAAAATAATATTAAACGGGAAATATGATATTGCAAATTTCAATGAAGGAATAACTCTTTCAGAAGCTATAGACGGAGTTGCATATAAGATGGATGTATCATTAGTAGAACCTAAACAACTTAAAGATATAAATATTAAAAAAGGTGATAAAATAATTCTAATTGATATAGCATATGAGAGTAAAAAAGAAGAGACAATATTTGATGGAGTTGTATGGGAAACTAGAAGGAGTGAAAAGAGTAAGAAACTAACATTGTCTTGCAGAGAAAGAACAGTTTACATGGAAGAATCAGAGGAACAATATCAGTTTAAAGAAAATACAGCAACACAGAGAATTGAATATTACTGTAAGCAATGGAATATACCCTATTACAACTTAGCTAATACAGGGAAGAAACTTGCTAAAGTAATACATAAGACAAATATACTAGATATGATAAAAAAGGACTTAAAAGAAACAGCAACAAAAGGTGGAGACTTATTTAGAGTAAGGATGGATAATAAATTAAAATTATTCAAGCTTGGTACTAATGCAAATGTATATAAATTAGATAGTATATTAGAAGATGCTAACTTTACAAGTAGTTTTAATGATGCAGTAACAAGTGTAAAAGTTTTAGGTAAGAGTAAAGACGAAAATACAAAAGCGCCTATAATTGGGACATATAAAAAAGATGCTGATAAGTTTGGAACACTACAAAAGATTAAACAAGATGAAAAGATAAAAAATGCTAAAGAAGCTAAGAAAGCAGCAGAAGCAATGTTCAATAGTGGAGAGGAAACAATAAGTGTAGATTGTGCAGTAGATATAAATAGAATAAGAGCAGGTGACAAAGTAAGTTTAAAAAGTAAAGAATATTATGTTATAGATGTCACTCATACACTAGATTCTAGACCGAAAATGAAGCTGAATATAGGGTCTTTAGAATATATAAGGAGGAAATTTTATAATAATGACTGATGCTAGATTTAATGGAATTGCTAGAATATTGAAAGAAAATATGAATAAAAGTGTAGCAAATGGCACTTTTGGAATGGGTTGTGAACTTGCAGAAATAACAGCAAATGGATTAAAAGTAAATGGCTATAAAGATGAAATACAGGACTATCTAGTATTAGAGAATTTAACATTAAAAGAAGATTATTTTACTTTTTCAGATGAAGCTTTAAGTGGAGAATATAGACATAAGCATAAAATAGAAACTCCAAAGGAATTGAAGCCACTACGTATAGGCGATAATGTGCTAGTAGCTGTTATGGGAGCTGAATTTGTAGTAATTGGGAGGGTTGTAAATGCCAAACCTATTTCCTCAAAGTGAAACTTTTGAAACTGTAGAATTAAAAAATAATGATGAAAATGAATTGGACCTAAAGGGTTCTTTTTTATTTGATTTTGAAAAAGGTGAATTTGTTAAAAACGCAGATGGAACACTAAAAAAATGTGATAAGGTGCAGGCGTACAAACAATGGTGTCAAAAGGCTATATTAACACCTAGATACAAAAAAGCAGCTTATACAAACATTTATGGAAGTGAAATAAAAGACTTAATAGCTAGTAACTTATCTCAAAGTGCAAAAGAGCTTGAAATAACTAGATTAATAAAAGAAACTATTTTGGTTCATCCATATACAAAAGAAGTTAGTAATTTTATATTTGTTTGGCTTGAAAATAGTAGACTTGTTAATTATGAATTTGATGTGTTAACAATAGATGATGAAAATATAACCATAGATGGAAACATAAAAAGGTAGGTGATTATATGGAAAGAGAGCTACCTATACCATTATTTTTAACAGAAGAGGAGGACTCTGTACATGAAAGGATGTTAAGTAACTTTCAAGATGTGAGCACACTAGAAGGGGACTTTATTTATGATGCAACAAGACCTACAGCAGAGCAGATAGCTGAATTAAAACAACTAGGATTACAAAATAATTTAAGGATTGCATTTCCTCAAACTAGCTATGGAGAATATCTAGAATGGTTGGGAGAATGCAAAGGAGTATTTAAAAATCAACCAACTAAATCGGTTGGTATGGTTACATTTAATGGTGCTCAAGGAACTATCATTACAAAAGGAACTATTGTTACAACTATAGCTACAGATGAAAAACAGAGCATAGAATTTGAGCTTCTTGAAACTAAAACTATAGGAGCAAATGAAACAGTAGATATTAAAGCAGAATGTAGGATTGCAGGAACTATAGGAAATGTATCTAATAACACTATAACTGTTTTACTAGGTTCTATTAGTGGTGTTAAATCAGTTTCTAATAAAGAAGATTTCAGAGGTGGAACAGATATAGAAGATGAAGAACATTTTAGAGAAAGAGTTCTTGTAGCAGAGCAAGAGGACAAATTAAGTGGAGCTAGTTCAGACTATATAAGATGGGCTAAAGAAGTAGATGGAGTGGGATATGCTTATGTAGTTCCCGAATGGAATGGAGCAGGGACAGTAAAAGTATTAATACTAGATAAAAACAGAAAAGCAGCAACACAAGAATTAATAGATAAGGTCCAAGAATATATATATCCATTGAATATATCAGAAGGAGAAAATAGAGATGGGAAAGCTCCTATCGGTGCATTAGTTACAGTTGTGACACCTGACACATTACTTATTAATGTAAAAGCTAGTTTTATATTTAGTAATGGCTTTAGTGAAGAAACTGTATTAAACAATCTAAAAACTAAGATAGATAAATATTTAGATAAGATTGATTTAGGGGGGACAGTCTCATACAATGCTATACAGGCGATAGTAGGCTCTATGATGCTGACAGATGAAGGTATAGAAGACTTTTCTAATCTTACTATAAATGATGTAAAAGAAAATATAAAATTGCAAGACCAAGTGGTCGGAATAGGGGAAATAGTTAACGAGGTGGTTGGATGATAGCTTCTAAAAAAGGTAAAGAAATGCTTCTTACATTATCTCCTATCTATGAACAATCTATCATAATGCAAAGCTTATATGAAGCTATAGGAAGCGAATTTGATAATCTAGAATTATTAAATAAAGAAATAGAGTTACAATTATTCCCTCAGAGTGCGACATGGGGACTTGAATTTTGGGAAAATAGAGTGGGTTTATCCACTAATATAGATGAAGATATAGAAGCTAGAAGAAGAAAGGTCATTGCTAAGCTTCAAAGTAAATATATTATGACACCTAAAAGAATGGCTATGATACTCCAATCTTATACAGGTGCAAACATAAAAATAAATGAAAATATATCTCCATATACTTTTGGTGTTGAATTAACCAGTACCCAAGGTTTTCCTAAAGATTTAGAAGATTTATATAAGAGAGTAAATGTTATAAAACCTTCTCATTTAGCTGTAAGTTATAAGTTAGTTTCTTTATTGAAAAGTAAAACCTATTTTGCACAAACGGCAATTATGAGCGAAGAAATAACTGTATATCCGTACACAAGCAAAGAAGTAAAAGCAAGTGTTAAAGCCAAGTTTGCACTAGCTCATAACATGAGCTCAGAAACATTAACAGTATATCCAAGATAGGAGGTGGCATAAATGGCTGATGAACAATTTTACACAATACTAACAAACATAGGTAAAGCTAAGATTGCTAATGCAGGAATGTTAGGTAAGTCAGTAATTTTAGAGAAGATTCAAGCAGGTGATGGTGGAGGAAACTACTATAATCCAACAGAAGACCAAACAGCATTAAAAAATAAAGTTTGGGAAGGGAATATAAATGCTTTTGATAATGATGAAAATAATCCTAACTGGATTATTGCAACAGCATGTATCCCTGGTTCGATAGGTGGATTTACAGTTAGAGAAATGGGTCTTATAGATAATGAAGGAGATATGATTGCAGTTTGTAAAAGCCCTGAAACCTACAAGCCAAAAGTTGATAATGGAGCTATGAAAGATTTGTATTTGAAATTTATCATAGAAGTATCTAATGTAGAGAAAGTGACATTAGTTGTTGACCCTACAGCTATTTTTCTAACTAAAAAAGATGAAGAAAAAATATTAACAAATATTAATAAACTAGACACTAAAATGATACAACTAAAACAGAATTAACAAGCAACATAGAAACTGCTAAAACAGACAAATATAAAATTGACCAATATGCAGGTGGCTCAATGTGGCATACTCAAAAATAACAATTGATGATTGGGTTGAGGATGCAGAAAATGGATTCAAAGCAACTGTAACACATAGTTTATTAACACAGAGAATAGTTGTAAATATTATAGATGCTACTACAAAAGAAAATATAGTTCCAAATTTTAAAATAGTTGATGATAATTCAATTGAGATTAGAAGTGAAGTAAAAGTTGAGTTAAATGTCTATGTGATAAATGGAAATGCAGAAACTCATTTTATAAATGCAACTGTAGATGATAACAGAGTATCTGAAATGACTACTTATTCATCTAAGAAAATAGAGGACAGATTGGTTAATATAGAAGAAAAGGTAAATGGTGGTTTATCTAATATTGCAACAAGTGTAAATGAGTTGATAACTTATTGTTAGAGAGGAGAGTGAGAAAATGCAGACTGAATGGAATTTTAATTATGCTAATTATGTACAAAATGTTTCATTGCCACCTGGGCGATATAAATTAGAATGTTGGGGTGCTTGTGGTGGTGCTGTCGATACAAGCGATTGGACTGATTGTGCAAAAGGTGGTTATTCAAAAGGTGAGATTGTATTTAAAAAAAGAACTAATCTACAAATTTGTGTCGGTCAATCCGGTTATGAGAAAGTTTCTGAAGGTTCAAGCCTTACTAGAAGTGGTTTTAACGGTGCAGGCGCTGCTGGCAAAGTTACTACTGGTAGCTTTGCTTATTCTAAATACGGTGGTGGAGCAACTGATATAAGACTTTATCATCCTAGTGCAACTTGGGGTAACACCGAAAGTTTGCTTTCACGCATACTTGTTGCAGGCGGTGGAGGAGGTATGAAAAATAATTTTGCTTCTGCTCGTTCTATTGGTCATGGTGGTGGTTATGTAGGTGTTAATGGAGTTGGTCGTGACAGAGATTTTTGTGGCGGTGGTTCTCAATACCAAGGTGGAACAAGTTACGACACAGAAGAATACCATGGTTCATTAGGAAAAGGAGGTTATGGTAACATAGGAATAGGTGGTGGAGGGGGTTGGTACGGTGGTGCTGGTTCTTATTCTAATGAATGTGGAGGTGGTGGAAGTGGTTACGCACTAAATAAAGATAGTTATAAGGTACCCGGATATATACCAACACCTGAATATTATCTTGAAAATATAGTCATGACTACTGGAGGTAATACTACTAAAGCAGATGGTTATGCTAAAATAACATTACTACAAGCATTGCCATTTTTAACAGTATCTTCTTATAATTCTACACAGGCAACATTTAAAGCCGACCACACAGACCCTGCATTACTTACAAAGATAGAATGGTTTATAGATGATGTACTAAAAGAAACTATAACAACAAATTTAACAGAAGAGAAAACAATTAATTATACATTAGAAGATAATGCATTACACACACTTAAAATAGTTGTTACAGACAGTAATAATGCTACAGCAGAAAAAGTGTTAAGTATAAGTAAGAATATAATGCCACTGCCCGAAAATGTAAATTTAAATGATATATCAACAAAATTAGTTGAGGTTAATGCAGGATTTAAAGTTGGGAAAACAAGTATTATAAACACTTTAGCACTTAAAAATATAGAAGCAAGTTTAAATAATACACTTGTGGAGTTATCAGAGAAAATAAAAACAAGTTTTGATAGTTCAGACACTAGTGTGCAAGATTTACAAAATCAAGTAACACAAAAAAACAATACTATAACTCAATTAGAAACAGAGTTAAGTAAAAGAAAAAGATTTATAACAGGAACTTATACATTCACAAAAACGGATGCAGAGAATTTTAACTTAAGTATATATGACAAAGAAGGAACTTCAAAAACTCTTACTATACCAGTTAACATGGGCTTCTCTCCTAGTTTAATTGTACTTAGTGGAGTAACTTTTAGTACAACAAGTAAATCTTATGTTTATTTTGATAATGTTTGTAATTCAAATTTTTATAATTTTGGCTATAATTCTGATTCTACTCATAGTAACCCGAAAGCTGTTGGTATTCTTAATGTATCTAATGTTGGGTATTCTTCATTAGTGCTTACATTATATAAATTATCAATGTCAGAAGCAGTTGGAATATGGGCAAAAGAGGGAGCTACATTAACTTACAAAATATATATTTAATAAAAAAATGAGGTGATAATATGAACAGAAATAATAGAATAATTTACGACCAAACAGGCAATATATGGCTTCAAACTGGTGAAGCAACAGGAGATATACAAGAGTGGTCAAAAATAACTGAATTAAATTTTTTGGATGTTGAATTTGGTAGTATAGACTATAGTAAACAATATATAGAGTCTATAAATCCAGTTACAAAAGAACCAATCATCAAAGACATAGAAGTCATTTTAACAGATGAACAAAAGAGATTACAAGCATTAGAAAAAGAATTAAGCATGTTAAAAGAAGAAAATAAAAATAGAGATAGTGAGATAGTAAACACAGCCTTTGAGGTAGAAAATATAAAATTAAATAACAATTTATAGGAGGAATTAACATGTATAACTTATTAAAACTTATGATAGAACAAAAGAACTATAGCACTAAAGAGGATTTGCAACACAAAATTGATGTATTCTATGCAGTAAATAGAATTACAGAAGAACAATATTTAGAACTTACAAGTTTATTAAATAAAGAAGAAACACCAGCAGAACCAATAAAATAGGTTCTTTTTTTATTGAAAGAAGGTGACTAAATGACTTTTAAAGAGTTAGTTAATAAAGTTAGAAATCTTGTATTAGAAGCAAAGAATGTAACTATAGAAGATACAGAAAGTAAATTTACAAGTGAAAATGTAGAAGGAGCATTGAAAGAATGTATAGATAGAGCAGATGAGGCTTTTCAAGAAGCCGATAGTGGAAAAACACTTTTATCAACTGCTATCGGCTCTCCTGCTACATCAGAACAAACATTTCAAGATTATGCGAACTATATTACAGGATTTAAGAGCAATATAAGCAATTTAGAAACTCAATTGAAAAGCAAATATTCTATTAGATATGGTCCTATTGATGGATATGATGGTAATCCTTTTTCTGCTAATTTTGGCAAGAGTGCAAGTTACCTTATTGTCTATGTTTACTTTAGAAGAAGTGTATATTATTATAATCCCAGTGGTAGTTCTTTAGGAAGTAATACAGGAGGTTCTGAACGTGCATGGATTACTATAGACAGCAATAAAACTGGTTTTTCAGTTCATTCATATGATACTAGTTATGAGCCATATCCTTTTACAGGTTATTATATTGCTTGTTTCGCATAATAAATTATATTATTAAAACTAGGAGGATGTATGGAAGAAATTAGCATAAATCTATTATGTGCAGTTGCAGGAGTTGTAATATCCTACTTAGCATTTAGAAATAGCTCAAACAGAAAGATACAAGATGATACAGAAACAACTACAAAATTAGAACAACAAATAACTTTTCTGTGTGAGAATGTAAGAGATATAAAGCATGATGTAGCAAAGTTTAATACAAGTTTCTTAGATATCAGTGAACGAGTTGCAAAAGTAGAAGCAAGTACAAAACAAGCACATCTTAGAATTGATGAAATTATAAATAGAATTGGAGGAAAATAAAAGATGGATAATTTAATAAGTTTTATACCAGAGCAGTTACTAATTTTAGTAGCTGCTCTTTATGTTATAGGAGCAGGTTGCAAAAAATATAAACAATTAGATAATAAATACATTCCAGTAGTGTTATTGATACTTGGAATAGGTTTCTCAATATGGATGCTAGGATTAAATCCTGTTGCAGTCTTACAAGGTGTAATTTGTTGGGGAGTTGCAATAGGTGTAAATCAAACTTACAAACAGTTTAAGGATGGTGAAAAGTAATGAAATTAACAAAAATATTATTACTCACAAAAATTTAAAAAATTTCATTAAATAGAGTATACTTTTATAGCTAATAAGTATATAATAATAGTACAGAACTCGTAAAGCATTTATATGCTCAAATATACGGGACATTGATTTTTGAAGGAACCCGCCAAGCTTCTTTTATAGCTCAAATAGTCGGGACAGATAAATTTACCCACTAATATTAATTGGTGGGTTTTATTATATAAAAGTATATCTATGAAAAGGTGAAAACAATGGTTGAAGTAAAAGAAGAAAAAACATTTGATGAACAAATAGATATTTTAAAAAGTAGAGGATTAATAATAAATGATAAAGAAGATGCTAAATTTGTATTAAGTAATGTCAATTATTATAGGTTTACAGCATATCTTCTAAGTTTTAAGAATGATGATGGCTCATATAAAGAAGGAACTACGTTTGAAGAAGTTTATGATATATATAGGTTTAATAAGGAATTTAGGATATTATTAACAGATTTGTTAGGGAGCATAGAAATAGCATTTAGGACATACATTGCATATACATTAGCAATTAAACATGGTGCTTGTGGATATCTATAAAGGGAGAGTTTCAAAGATGAAAAATTCTATATTAATTTTTTGACAGCATTAGAGAGAGAAAAAAATAATAATTCAGATAAGCTTTTTATTATACACCATAAAGAAAAATATAAAGGAAAACTTCCCATTTGGGTTGCAACGGAAATAATGACTTTTGGTATGTTGTAAAAATTATATTCAAACATGTTGCCAGAAGATACTAGATACATAAAAAATAATTTGTGTAGAGTGAATACTTTATTAGTTAAATCTTGGTTACAATCATTAACACAGGTCAGAAATCAATGCGCTCATTATGGTAGAATATATAATAATAATTTCCGTATTATAACAATAAAAAACGAATATAAAAAGTATAACTTGGATAATAAAAAGATATTTTCTTATATACTTGCTATGAAGCATTTGACTATGGATAAATTAATTTGGAATAGTTTTTTTATAAAACTTCAAAAGTTAATTAATGATTATAATAATTCTATAGACTTAAAGCTTATTGGTTTTCCTAATAATTGGATAGAGATATTGGCTAAATAAAATAGTTACTTTAAGAAGTTTATAAACACTTACTATATGTAAGTGTTTTTTTATTGAAAAGAAGGAGGAAAATAAATAATGAAAATATGTATTACAGTAGGACACAGTATTTTAAAAAGTGGTGCATGCACTTCTGCTGATGGAGTAGTTAACGAATACCAATACAATAAATCTCTTGCACCAGTATTAGCAGATACATTTAGAAAAGAAGGTCATAAGGCAGATGTAATAATATGCCCTGAAAAGCAGTTTAAAACTAAAGCAGAAGAAAAGACTTATAAAATACCTAGAGTTAATAGTGGAGGATATGATTTACTTATAGAACTACATCTAAATGCAAGTGATGGTCAAGGAAAAGGTTCAGAAGTTCTATATTATAGTAATAAAGGTTTAGAATATGCAACTAGAATATGTAATAAGCTAGGTACAGTATTTAGAAATAGAAGAGCTAAATTAGATAAAGGATTATATATCTTAAATAGTTCAAATCCTACAGCAGTATTAATTGAAAGTTTCTTCTGTGATAATAAAGAAGATTATGAGAAAGCTAAGAAACTAGGTCATGAAGGTATTGCTAAGTTAATTGTAGAAGGTGTATTAAATAAAAATATAAATAATGAGGGAGTTAAACAGATGTACAAACATACAATTGTTTATGATGGAGAAGTTGACAAAATCTCTGCAACTGTAGTTGGTTGGGGTTATAATGATGGGAAAATACTGATATGTGATATAAAAGATTACGTGCCAGGTCAGACGCAAAATCTTTATGTCATTGGTGGTGCAGCATGTGAGAAGATTGGTTCTATGACTAAAGAAAAATTTACTATGATAAAGGGTAATGATAGATTTGATACACTTTATAAGGCATTAGATTTTATTAATAGATAGATTATATAAAATATTTTAGTATTTCTTGAAAATCATAAGTATGGTAATATTTAGATAAATATTATTTATTATTAATAGGTATGGGGGTAGATTATGATATTTAAGAAGTATATAAAATCATTACTGATAGTTGTTAGTGTTACATTGATAATGAACAAATCAATATTATTTGTAAATGCATTAGATTTAGAGAGTAACAATAACATAAAATCTTATAAAAGAAAGAATGTAAAGGAAATTGATATAAGCAATAAATTTGTTGATGAATCCTTTAGAAGAGATATTGTTGAAAAGGTATTAGATAATAGGGATGATCCATTAACAAATGAAGTTGCATCAAAAGATAACTATAAAATATATGAAAGTGATTTAAATAAAATTGAGAGTTGCTTAGAGTTAGATTTACATAAAAATCCAGATGTTTCCAACCCAAACAAAATAGATAATTTAGATGGGATAGAAAATTTTAGAAATCTAGAAAAGCTTGATTGTAGTTCAAATAATCTAGAAAGTGTAGATTTAAGTAAAAATATAAAATTAAAATATCTAGATATTAGTGGAAATAAAATATTAAACATTAATTTAAAAAACAATAATCTTATTAATGAATTACATTGTGATGCAAATAAATTATCAAGTTTAGACCTTAAAAATAATAAAAATTTGGTAAGTTTATTTTTTACTAGTAATGAATTAACAGAGATAGATTTAAGTAATAATGTGAACTTAGAAAATTTGCAATTTCTTAATAATAATTTAAAAAGTATAGATTTAAGTCATAATAAAAAGTTGAAATCTCTAAATTGTACTAACAATAAACTTAAATCTCTTAATTTAAGTAATAATGTTTTTTTGAAAAATTTAAGTTGTTCAGGTAATAACCTAAGTAAATTAAATATAAAAGGACTTACAAGTCTTGAGTATTTGGGATGTGCTAAGAATAAATTACAAGATTTAGATGTATCTACAAATATAAAATTAGATTCTTTATTTTGTGGGAAAAATAGTTTAACAAAAATAGATATAAGTAAAAATAAAGAATTAAAATCATTGGAATGTAGTGGTCAATATATAGAAAAAAGTATTATAAAAAATGGTGAAAATATAGTTGTAGATATAGGAATTGAAAATTCGAAATTAAAGGAATTATATCCACAAAATTATAATATCTCAACAGGTTTTCTAACATGGAAAAATATTTCTGAATTTCCAAATAACGTAAGTTATAGTTTGGAATATGAATATGGTCCAGTAAATGATGTAGAGACTATGGATGTAAATATATCAATAGATAAATTAGTTAAATGTAGAATCAGATATATAGATTATGATGGAAGTATAATCAATGAAAAAGAAATATCAGATAATTCTAGTATAAATGAAATTCAAATTAATCCTCAAAGAGAAAACTATGAGTTTAATGGTTGGAGAAACAATAAAGATGAAAAAATATATACATCAGAGCAGGTAAGTAAATTAGTTTTTGATGATAGTACTGATTTTATAGCAACTTATAAAAGAAAATCAACAGGATCAAGTGGTTCTTCTGGTGGAACTTCAAGTAAAGAAGATTTTAATATAGCACCATCTAAGGAAAAATTAACAGGTGCAGACAGAAATGAAACATCAGTGAAAATAAGTCAAAAAGGATGGAATAAAGCTGATAATATAGTGTTAATAAATGACTCTAGCATATCGGATGCTTTATCAGCAACACCATTTGCTAAGTCTAAAGATGCACCAATATTACTTACTAAAAATAATAACTTAAATAAATTAACAGAAAAAGAAATAAATAGATTAGAAGCAAAAAATGTGTACATAGTGGGTGGATTAAAGTCTGTTGATGAAAAAGTAGTGTCTGATTTAAAGAAAAAAGGATTAAATGTAATTAGAATATCTGGAAATGATAGATATGAAACATCAATAAAACTTGCAAAAGAATTAGACAAAAATTCTAACCTGTCAAAAGTAGTAGTGGTAAATGGAGAAAAGGGACTAGCTGATGCAGTAAGTATGGGAGCTATATCAGCAAAAGAGGAAATGCCAATTCTTCTTACTAATCAAAATGATGATATGAAAGATATAAAAGACTTAATAGCTAATAAAAACATATCAAAATCATATGTAATAGGTGGAGAATCTTTATTTAATAATAAAGAAGTGAATAACACATTACCATCTGTAACTAAAATAGCAGGTTCTGATAGAACAGAAACTAACTCAAAAGTAATAAGTCATTTCTATAGCAAAGATACACTTAATGACTTATATGTAGCTAAGAATGGAATGAATAAACAAGACGATTTAGTAGATGCCTTATCAGTAGGAGTGCTTGCAGGTAAAACTGAATCTCCAGTAGTATTAGTTGGAAATGGATTAGATGATAGCCAAAAAGAGTTAATCAAGAATAAAAAGTTTAAAAATATAACTCAAATTGGTGGAAATGGAAATGAAAAAGCATTTAATGAAGTAGAAAACTTAGTTAAATAGATTGAAAGGTAGTAACTGGAAATAGTTACTACCTCCTTTTTTATTCATTTTCAGTTTTTTCAATAATTATTTTTCCATCCTCAAAAGTAACAAGAACATCCCTTTCATCAGGAGAGATATTCATCTCTTTAATCCATGACATTGGAAGTATCAATCTGGGTGTAAAAGAGCCTTTGCCACTTTTATTGAATGCAACTCTAAGTTTTCTTTGTTCCAATAATATCATTCCTTTCTACTATTAATAAATGCCAGCAATAATAAAGTAAATACCAAAGCAATAAGAGCTTTAAAAGTAAAACTTATTATTATATTAATAATATTTAAAACTATAGTGATACCAAGAATAATCATACAAATTCTATAAAATTTATTATTCATATTAAATTAGAAAATGTGTTATAATATTAGAAAGAAGCTACCTAGAAGGAAGGTATTTTCCTCCTAGGATTGAAACTTATAATTCTTTAATCAATCTTAGTATTGCGAGTACTAGATTAATTAAAACTAATGTGAAAGAGAAAGCATTTTTAATTTTATTAAATTTGTTTTCTCTTTTATTTTTTCTTCTTTCTAATCTCCCCACTTTCTTTGTCCTCCCTTCTAAGTTTTTTATTTTCTTACCTCCTTTCTATATTTATATTATATCATCACGTGACGTGAAAGTCAATAAATATTCCATATTTTTCAATAAAGCTATAAAATATATTAATATAAAATACAAAATATAATAAAAATAAGTGGATGTTTACATTATACACCCACTTATTTTAGAGTTATTCCTCATCAGATTTTTTTATTATAATCTCATCTTCCTTAAAAATAACTACAGCCTTACGTTTTTCCCTTGTAAATCCCATTTTTTCAAGTTGGCTTAAAGGTAAAGAAATTTTAGCCGAATAAGTACCTGAACCACCTTTACTGTAAACTATTTTAGATTCTTTTTGCTCCAAACTATTTTCCTCCTTTTTTATATTGTAATGTAACAAATATTAACAATAAAATGCTTACTATTAATCCTATTATATTGTTGATATTAAAATGTAAAAATAAAAGTATTATGTCTATTACTATAGTTATAGCAACTATAATAAGACAGAATTTATAAACTTTATCACTCATATTTTATAGAAAATGTGTTATAATATTTAGAAAGAAGTCACTAGGAAGAAGATTAAATTCTTCCTAGCTTACAAAACTATAAATCTTTTAATAATTTAATTAGTTTATCAATTAAATTTATTAAAATGGGTAAGATAGAGAGAGCAGTTTTAACTTTGGCGAGTTTGCTTTCTCTATCTTTTTTTCTTCTTTCTATTCTACTCAT